CAGCTCCACCAGTTGCCCCACCTACAGGTATCCAGTTAGAACCGTCATACGTCTCAAGTATTGCTAAAGTTGAATTATATCGTAACTGACCTGTGGCTGACGATGGTCTTTGTGCAGTCGTTCCTACAGGTACTCTAACAGCTCCAGTGCTGTTTATTGCAAAGGTAGTAGGTACGTCTATAGTAGCTGCATTAATCGTCACAGAGGACGTTGTAGTGCTTCCTATGACCGTTGCACCTGATGCTGTGAAAGTACCTGCTACCGTAAATGGATCACCTGAAGTACCTACCTGCTGATCCTTTAACTGCGCCATTAACTCACGAATTGCGTTATTGACAAGGCTAGGAGCCATGCCTTCAGCTAAGTTAATACCGTCAATATCAGTATTTGAGCTTGCTGTTGCGCTAAATTCGCTGATCTTTGTTTTTGCCATGTTAATCCCTAGTTTCTATAACCCCAGCATCACCCAATACTTGACCTAATCCAGCCCAAAATTTAGCTGAAGTAGGAGACATTCTCTTTAATTGCTTTAGCTGATCTACTGCATTAGGGCTAGTAATAATGTCAGTTAGCTGTTCTGCGTTATTAGCAGCATCTTTCTTTATAGCCCAATCAGTAATCTTTTTGCCCCAATTCTGAGGAGACATCGCAAAACCAGTAGCCCTAGCTGCACCAGTTACTACATTGGTAACAGGTGGATTCTTGATCAATTCTTCCGTTATTAACTGATTAAATGCGGTATCAGAACCTAGCTTTTTAACTCTACCAGCAGCCTCAAGAACTTGCGATAGATCACGCAACCCATCAAATTTATCCTTACCTAACGCTACCTGCAAGGCTTTCTGTTGCTTTTGATCGCCCATCAGAACATTCTGCCAAGCATTACCTACATCTAACTTCTGACCTTGCTGACTCTTAGCTGGTTTCTTAGCTAACTGCCATTGCTCCTCTAGGTATGCTCTAGTAACTGCGTTCCATGCTTCCTCACCACCGCCAGAAGTAATCTGATCCTTAGCGTATCTAATTGTGCTAGGACTAGGATTCTGGAATATTCTGTTAGCAAAGTTCTTCAGATTATCCTTAGACATCTGAGATAACGATACTCCAGTAATGCGCTCGTTAAACTCATTCAATGGCTGAGAGTATTGTGCAAACTTCTGGTTAGCAGCTATGTAATCTGGATTCCCTTTTTCAATCTCTTTTAATAGATTATCTTTAATACCTGCTAATTTAGCTTGAATTGTATTATCCAAAGAACTAAAAGCATCTTCCTTAAACATCGCATCTATTTCTAGTTTTGCGTTATGTAGTAAAGGCAATCTATCTTCAGGAACCATAGTCTTTAATGGTTGACCTGCCTCGTCAATGCCAGGCTTTTCTAGCAGCGATTTAACTCTATTAAGATACTTTGCTGCTGTGCCTGTTGGAGGCTGAGACTTCAGCATATTATCTATGCCGCTTAAAACTGGAGCTGTATTTACAGGAACAGATGCCTCAAAAGCCTGATCGTATATTGGCTTTGTAGCTTCTTCACGCTGTTTAATTAGGTTTTGTTTTTGGACTTCTAGTGCCTGTAACCCACGATTACCAGCTATTGATGCGTCCTCAACCTGTGACAAACTACTTAGGTAGTCATCAACAGCAGATTGCACTTTCTTCTCACGCTCACGATAGAACTTCTCCATCTGAGCAGATGATTCTGGAACATTTCCTAATACTTTCTGTGTACTCTTTAACGATGGCAAGTTACTTAATTCAGCACCAGTTAAAGGAATACCGTATTTACTAGCTTGCTGACGTAATGCAGCAGTCTCAGCAGGATTAACCTGAGCTATGTCACGAGCTAATCTACGTTCTTTAAATGCCTTAACGCCTACTGGTGCAGCAGTACCTAATAACGATAGACCGCCTGATATACCAACTTCATAAGGATTAACTTCTTGACCTGCTGTCGCTCCAGCTATCTTTTGACGGACATAGTTACTTAATGCAGATACACCGCTAGTTAAACCAACTGCACCAGCAACGCCAGGAGGGCCAGCTAATAACAATGGAGCAGATAAAATACCAGTAGCGACATCAGGAACCATCTCAGCTACATCTGGAGCGTTATAAGCCATTCTTGAAGGAATACCGACTACTTCCTTGTAGAACTTACCATCGTTACCTTGATACGCTATATCGCCACCAATAACCGCATATCGATCTGGAGAGATACCACGAGCTTTAGCAAAGTAGTTAATGGCTGCTTGCTTCTCAGTTGGAATACCACCCATAAATGCAGTAGATACACTAGCTGCACGAGATGGATCAGATATAGCTTTAGGTGGTATGTTTCTAGGAGCCTTAGCACCTTGTCGTGGAATAGGAGGAGCGAATATATCTGACGAAAAGTCAGCACCTTGAGTCCTCTGGACTGCCGATGTATCAGCAGGAGGATTAGGAGTAAATATATCGCTAGAAAAATCTGCCATACTAATCCTTAATTTGAAATGCCAAATTCAGACAATACAGAATTCTGAATTGACCTTCTTTGTTGTATCGCTTTTGGATCGCCTTTTTTGGCTTCTCTATCTAATTTTTCAGGATCTAATCCTAATCCACGAGCGATTTCTGACCCACGCTGATCCATTATTTTAGGAATTTGATCTAACGGTATATCTTTCCAATTTAAACCCTTTCTTAACGCATATTCTTTACGAGCTAAAGCATATGTAAGGTCTTTTATAATATTGTTAAGTTTTGATTCAAATTGAGTTGGGCTATCACCAGATAATATTCCATCTCCTGCATCCGGAACTTGCGCTCTAATCCTTACTGTTTCATCAGCGCCCATAGCAGCACCAGTAATTGCTTTAATTGTTGCATTAAGATTTTTTACTGTATTTTGTCTAAACTCAGTATATTGACCTAAACTATATTTTTCTGTTTCATTCAAACCTTTTGAAGAAAGTTTATCTTTTAATGCAGTCCAATCTTGAGCAAATCTATATTGAGGCTTTAAAAATTCTGGTCTAAAAGATAATTTAATATTATTCAAATTAGCAATTTGATCTGAAATACTTAACTGTTCTTTCTCAACCTCTGTAGCAGTTGGCTTAGATAGCTGCCCAGTATAAACATTAATCTTTTGACCTTCTCCAAGACCTCGTTTAGTTGCTTCTTCTTGCAATAATTTACGCTGCGGCGGAGTCATTTCAACAGGATCAGTAGTATTAAATCCAAGAGACAAAGCTAAATTTGCATAGTTACCTGTAAACTTTTCTGGCTTTGGTTTGGCTGTATAAACAGGTTTCATATCTATCGTAGAAATAAGCTCATCTCCAACACGATAAAAACCTGCTTTTGGATACAATTCTTCAGCTCTATCACCAAAGAATTTAGCTGCTTCTGTATCTTTGTTTAATAATGCTGCTTGCTGTTTTTGACGGAATATTGCAGCTTGTTGCTTATTCTGCTCTAACTGGCTTACTGGTTGTTGAGTAGTTTGTTGACGATCTATAACGTTCTGTGGCATCTCAGTGTTATCGCCATACAAAGGAATATTAGATGCTGCTGGGGCATTAGATACTAGCTGTTGCTGTGTAGGCGCACCAATTTGCTCGTAAGCAGACATACGTTCTCTAGCACGTTTTGTTTCTTCTCTAGCTGCTACTGCTTTAACGAATTCTTGTGGATCAATGTCAGCCAATGGAGCTAAATCAGGATACATAGCTTTAGCGTTAGCAATACCAGTCATCTGATTTCTAGTTTGCTGCTGCTTTATCTTTAACTGCTCTAATTGCTGCTGAGTTTGATAGTTTTGTAAGCCTTGCTGATAAGTGCCACCAGCACTCTCAAATCCACCAGCTACCGAACCTAGAATGTTTTGCAATGCTGAACGTGGAGGGCCATACGCACTCATGCCTTTAGCTAACGCTAAACCAGCACCTAGCAATCCCTGTATCTGCGCTCGTTTTTGCAGAGCAGCAGTTTCTTCAGCACCCAATAATCCTTCGTAGAATTTAGGGGCTGTGCCGAACGGAGTTAAATCTTCTAATGCCATATATCACCCTAATAGTGAAATCGGTTGATTGCTAATTACAGTCTGTTGGTAAGGATTCATTGCAGCCATTGGATCATAATTAGCTAATTTATTTCTAGCTGTAACTGGAACCACTGGAGCAGTTGCCATTTGCTGATCTGGCTCTAATAAACTATTTACTGATGCAAATGTTTGACCAGTTGCTACTGGATTTTCGTAAGCAGACTTAGCATACCCACCAGCTTTATCCAACAATGAAGGAGCTGTATTAACAGCACTTGTAGTATTCAGCATAGCAGGATCAATCGGTGATCTACCTGCAAAGCTCATTCCAGCAGCATTCATTGAGGCTAAATTAGCAGCATTAGCAGTATTAGCAGCATTAGCGGCATTAACTATGTTACTGCCAGCATAAGATGCAGCAGGATTAAGAGCTATTTGATTAGCAAGTGCTGTATTCGTAGCAGAAGCTACTGGAGCAGCAGCAGTAGTAGCACCAGTTATACCTAATGCCTGACCACCTGTATAGCCAGCGGCAGCACCTAGTAAAGCACCTTGCAATGGATTACTAGGCTTCATTAAAGCACCAGCAGCAGCACCGATAGCTGGAATTAAAAATGGCGCACCCATTATTTACCCCCTTGCTGAGTAGTCGTACTAGTACCACCAGAAGGTACACTAGTGAATAGATTCGTGAATTGTTGCAGCTTGCGCTCTGGAGCTGTCTGCTCAAAGTTGTAACGGTTAATAGCGTCTTGCAATGCTTTTAGATCGTAAGACTCACCTGCCTGACCTGCTTTTAGTAATTTATCAATATCCCCATAATCAGATTGAGCAAAAGCAGGAGCATTAGCAACAGCTTGCATTTGACGATTACGTTCTGCTTCAGCAGACTCATAAGCTAATTTACCTGAAGTCTCAGCTAGATTACGACCGAATATGTCTTGAGCCTGACCTACCTGTTGACCCATTGCATTAGAGCCATAACGACCCATTGATGAAGCCTTAGACTGTAAACCTTGCACACCTTGTGTATAGGCTTCTTGAGCCTGACGATTAGTCCCCGCTAAAGCACCCTCTAGGAATGGATTAACGCCCTTTCCTTGAATAGTAGCAAGATACTCTTGTTGAGCAGCAGCAGTTAAAGGAGAGCCAGCCTTAGCACGTTCAGTAGCTAATCTGATAGCCTCTGATGTTGCAGCAGATGGGCCGACATAAGTTTTACCAGGATAGAATTTTGCTCCAGGTGATTGGTACTGACGTTTAGCTTCTTCAAGACCATAAGTTACATACGGCTTAATGCTCTCGTCTATCCCGCTAGTCGTAGTGCTTCCGCCTCCGCCTCCACCCATATTACACCTCGCAAATCCATTGTTTAGGCTTGAAGCCGAGCTTCTTAGCCCTACGTTGCCAACCTTGTCGATGGCTGCTGAAAGTTACATATTTTGCATTAGCTTGACTTGCCAAGCCTTTTATGTATTTTAGCCCATCTTCAACCATTTGATAATCATTTTCTAACGTCCAAGCCGCCCAAACGTGTAGATGTAGTCCAGATGGCTGCAATATGAAGAAGCCACCAAACCTCTGCTCCTTCAAAACTACCCATAGAAGCGATCTATTAGACATTAAATCTGCATAGACATCTTCTACTATCCAATCCTCTGGGCTATACCCTTTAATTTTGTCCAATGGTGCTTTAATTGATGCCCACCATTTCCGAATATCTGTTGCTGGTATATGTCGGAATTCCATCAACCCACCACTATGTAGCCGTAAGTTTTATCTGCTGTATTGTTAGACCAATGTGTCAAAGTTGCACTCCCTTGAGTTTGTGAGGAAACGTAAATGTTACTTGTTGCTGATGGAGCTATGTATTGCATCGTAGCTATCACACTAGGAATAGACGGTCTTGTAGGACTCGTGCTAGTACCGTAATGCTCGATGGATACTCCAATATCAGAAACACGCCACATTATCTCAACATAATCATTGGCTTGCAATTCCAAAAAGAAATTAAGTGCTGCTATTAAATGACTAGGATCGCCTGAGCTTTTTCTAGCTGGCATACTAAACCTGCTATTTGATTTATCAATATTCGTTCCGTTCTTCATGAACCAAATATCTATGTCTTGTGAATCGTTAGTAGTATTCTTAAATTGAATAGAAAACTGAATGTTATACACGCCATAATTTCTGACGTTCATTCTTGATGTATTAGATAAATATACACCGTTAGAATAGTCAGTTGTTCCTATTGCTATAGCGTAAGCAGTTGTTGTATTAGCAGCAGACTGATCTGTAGTGTCCTGAAACGCTCCATAGGGCGCAGAATCAGCCTCAGCAGCATTACTTATAGGAACCAAGAATATCAAGCTCTCGTTACCTATACGGCTGTCGTATATAGTCGTTGTAGTCGCATTGCCTGTGGCTAAAGTAACCGTACCAGTGTTATTCGTCTTACCGTCCATAATTCCACGAACGACCTCAGCAACCTGTCGCTGATCTCCACCAAAAGGAGGTAACGTCTGAAACTGGACTGTTCTCGTCATCGAGTACCCTGACCTGCTATGTCAATCTCAACCGCTACAGCAGTTTTCCAGTTGCCACTAGGACTAGTTTTAACCCTGTGATACCTTCCTGCTGAACGCAGCCCACAGCGACCCTCAGAATCAGCTACAGACGCATCTCCGAACGTAATAGCATCATTTAACAGCTCACGACTTGCAACCGCTACAGAGCCGCTACCAGCGTCCACAATCGGTCTGCCTAAAGTAATGACTGAATGACCTATATCGATGTCACCTGACGTTAATGCAGCCTGTTTGTATTGACCGCTAAAGGTAACGATATTAGGGCCTCTCGTTGCAGACAATAACAATAGTCCACCAACCCACTGACGATCATCCAAAGAGATGCCTAGCGAGTCTATGCTTGTGCTAAATACGTCCAAACCTTCTAGCGTTACCGATGGAGTTAGAGCAAACGATACACTATCAGCAGTAGTCTCTGCATACGACCATTTGTTTAGAGAAATATTGTAAATCAGTAGTAAATTGTCACCATTCTGCGCAGGGAATAACCAAACTATCAGTCTTTTCTCTGTATCTATAGCAGATGACATTCCTAACTTAACTGCTGTCAAGTTTGCGTTATCAAAGAACCACCGATCTACCTTTTCTGTACCGATTCCTCTAGTTGTCTGACCATCACATACGTAAAAACCATCGTCTGCTAGGAAATACGTTAATCCTGCAAAGTTAATGATAGATCCGGCAGAAATACAGCCTAAAGTACGGTTAATAGCGTCAAACTGGAAGAAATACGGACTACCTGCATACGTCATACGGTATATAGCACGTTCCATAAACACGATTCCGAACTCACCACCTGCTAAACCAGTGATGTCACCACCGTCAGGCATTACTTGAGAGTCAGCTTGACTAGCAAGACCAGGAGTCCAGTCTGTTTCATCGTTAATATCAGACCAATAGACCTTATTTTCTTCGCCAACTACATTAGCAGCTACTACAAAGTCCTTAACTACCGTCACATACTTAGCTTCAGGAGCAGCAGCAGCTAAATCTGTAGCGTAAGTAGATACATTTAGCGTGTATTGCTGCAATTTGCTGTCACCGTTAGCCATAATCATCTTATCGCCATACTGAACAGCGTCCCAATACTCAATATTGGTATATCCAGTAGTGGTTAATGGAGCCATTGCACGAGTACCAGGAGTAAACTTGTACAAATTACTAGCAGAAGCACCAAATAATGATACCGTTCCTGCTGTTTTACCTGCAAAACAAGTCAATAAATTAGCGTTAGCATCGTCAGAATACTCAACTTCGTCAAGAATCGGAGCATATCCGTTAGTAACTGGATAACAATTAACTGCGCCTGTTAAAGCACCTGTAACTCCAGGCTGATCTGGTAGCCATTCGCCGAAGATTATGCGTTGTTTAGCCATCTTTATTGCCTTGTCCAAGTATCAGATTGCGATGAAACTACTGTCCATGTGTTACCGCCTTCAGGAACAATAGTCCAAGTATTCGATTGTTCTACTACGTTATCCCACTCGTCACCAATTACCTGACCGTCTGCGCTTATAGTTGCATTTCCTTCTATACCTGCTATGGCGTTCCATACAGCTATTGCTAAACATGAAACCTCTGCCAGAGCATCAACTGAAGCAGTGCCACTATAATCAACTTCGCTACTTGATGTTACCGTAGCCGTTCCATCAATAGCAGCAGTACCTACCTGAATCCTGATACCGTCAGCCGTAACCGTAGCAGTACCGTTAATAGCACCAGTAAAGAATAATGTTCTAGTAGCCTCTGCCGTAACCGTTGCCGTACCATCTACAGCAGCAGTAGCAAGTATTATTAAGCCACCATTAGCCGTTACAGTAGCAGTACCAATTATTGAGCCAGTAGCACTATAAATAATGCCACCTGCCGCAGTTACCACCGCAGTTGCATCTATAGAACCTGTAGCAGTCTGAATCCTAATGCCAATAGCAGAAACAGTAGCCGATCCGTTAACACTTCCTGCACCACTATATATAGCAAAAGCGTTTGCCGTTACTGTGGCAAAAACATCTACAGCAGCAGTAGCTAATACGACATTACCAGTTTCACCTAATGACGAATACGGTGCTTGTGAGTATGCCGATAAACCAAACATTTAGAACACCACCCACTTAGACCCACTCGGTACAGTTACGCTTACACCGTTATTAATCGTAATAGGGCCAGCACTCATAGCCGAGTATCCACTAGGAATAGAGAATGTTGTAGCCACAGTGAGGTTATTTAATACGATACCGTTAGATGCGGCAAATTGATCTGAGTAAGCAGTATTAGTAGCGTCCTCATGAACTGACTTAGTAGCTGGATACGTAACAAATACATCCTTGCTATTAGAAGCAAAGTCAATCTTAGCGGTAGTTCCTAAACTGTTAGCTAGTACCGTATCACGAGATAACGTAGTACCTGAAGATGTGTACGTGCCGATACCTACTTCCCATGTTCCAGCAGTGCTATCAACAATAGAATAGTAGGTAGTATTGCCGTTACCAATAGCAGCAAACGACCTAAACCCAGCACTAGCACCAGCAAGCGTTAGCGTACCAGTGCCAGCAGTGGTAGATGTTTCCTTGACACGATCTGCGACAACTAGTGGCATTATTTACCCCTTACGCCAGAGTTACGCTAAGACCGCCAATAGCTATCTTAAAGATATCTCCAGATGATATAGTTTTCGATGTGTCCAATGCTGTGTGATACAGCAAGTTACCGCTAGAAGTAGCGTCAAGAATACCGATCCAACCAACTGTTCCCCATGAACCAGAAGCCTGTGGAAACTCTACCGCAGCAGTATTCGTAGATACACCATTACTAGGCGCACCCATCGTTACCGCAGTACGTGTATAAGAACCACCAGATACTTCAGTGCCAGTATTAGCATCAGTAGGATCAGACGTATATAAACCTACGTAAACAGTCGCAGGACTTGTGTAGCTCGTATTACGCAAGGTAGCGTTAATCAGAGCGTTCTCGAGGTAGTTACTCATTTCGGCCATTTGTTACTCCTTAAATTTATTTTGTTTACTACGATTTTCGTATTGAGTTATAACTCTCAAATTCCACGGTACATGCAAACCACATACTTCGTTATTTACCAAAGGAACTATATGATCTACTTCGTACTTAATTCCAGAATCCCTAGTTTTTAACCTTGCGCCAATATAAAAATCTTGTATCTGTTTCTTTAGTTCCTCATCAATCCATTTAGGAACTGCGTTTCTTCTTGCTGCTCTTGCTAATGCTTGATATGCAAATTTACTAAGTTTGTTCTTTTCGTAGCATTTTTTTGCTATTTCTCTATATCTCTTTTTATTGCTATTTTGCCACTCATTAGCTTTTTTTATAATTCTTTCTTTATTATTTTCATAATTCTTATAATGGTATTCTTTGCCTTTTTCTCTTTGTTCCTCTGCATTAATTTGATACCAATTATCTTTGTATTCTTTTCTACAACTTTTGCACCATCTACTAAATCCGTCCTTTGTGGACTTTTCCTTAGTAAACATCTCATAAGGCTTTTCAGTATTGCACTTGGTGCAGCACTTCATTATTACCTCACGTTATAGTTCATTGACATTGGCTGACCACTGTACTCACTACTCTGGTCTGCAATCGTTATTGATGATATTGCTCTATCGTACAAACTAGCCCAAGTCTGTAATCTTGCATCATTCATTAGATACGGTTCTGCCTCACCCAAAGCAGCGTAAAGCAACGCATCAGGGAAGTTAGTTAAGAATACATTGCCTTGATTCGTGTCGCTCAAGAAGAACGGCTGTGCGTAGTAGAGCATCTGAAGCTGATAAGTGCTGTCAGGAATAGGAGACAATTGAAGCTCTGTAGCTAAGACTGTATAGTCAGTAGGCTTACCAGATTCTGTAGCCCTATAAGAGTTATAGAACGAGTTAGGCGCACTATAAGCCAGTGTCGTAATAGGATTAGTATTTACGTGAATATCACGCATCTCTAGGAAGTCAGTAGGTAATCCTACGGTAGAGTCTCCACCTGTCGTATTTGCTGTAGCTACAACCAACATCTGACGAGTTCTGAGTTCTCTACGTAAACGTAATTCAGCCAACTGGATGAACGTAGGAATCATAGCCGTTAAATCACTACGAGCTAAGTAACTAGCTATCGTAGTCTTTAAGTCACTGTATGTACTAAAAGCCATATTATTCCTCTAGTTGCTCAAAATCATCCCAGCCATACTCATACGTACCTATATGTTTGATGTGCATAGAAAGCTCGTGATCCACGTAAGTATCAAAGCCATTGTCACCAGCCTTAACGCAAAAGTGAACATCCTCACCGACTACACCTGTAGGCCCCCATCCTGCATCAAACCACGGCTGAGGAACCTTCTCAAACACTTCCCTACGAATCATTACCGCCCCAAAACCAACAGCAGTAATCTTCTCAATACCTTCCTTACCACGAGAATCGACATTAGACCAATGATGGCGAATACCTTTCTCATCCTCTGACTTAACTAACAGTTTAGCCGTTGGCATACATGGTTTACGTCTAGTGACAGCATTGACACCTACGATTCCAACCTCACGAGATAACATAATCGTTATCAAATCAGGAGGAAAACGCATATCGCTATCAATGTACAGAACAGCGTCACAGCCCTCTTTTAATGCTACCTGAGCTAACTTCTCACGCTGATCGAATATAAGCGTTCCAGGCATCGTATAGAGGCTTAGACCACCCTTACCGTCCTTGCATCGAACAGACGCATCATGCGCAGCCATCCTAGCAAAATCAAACGCAAAACCTGTATGTACTTCGTCTCTACATGGAATACAAACGCCAACTCTCATACTGTTCCTCGATATATCTTTAACGGTGCTTGGTCAGGATGGTTGAGCCACTTTTTAAAAGCTACCTCATCCACTATAAAAAAGCCACGCATGATACCCAATTTATTTAGGTGGTCAACAGCCGTAAAAGGTATTGATCCTATTAAATGAATATCGTCTGTAGCTCCTGTCCTAGCTTTGTCCGCTTCCTGTAACGCTTTGTTGCGCTCTAGGATGTCAGATATATCTTGTTTAGTTTCGATGATAATGCCGCCATCACCGTCCGCATGAACCGTATGAGTACGAAAGTTTTCCATTAATCCCTCAAAAAAGCCCCCTACCGTTAGGCAGAGGGCTAGTTAAATTACAGCGAGAAGTCTAAGTCAGCAACGATACCGTGAGCTGCTTCGTTCTTAACTTCGAGAGTAACTTCAGCAAGAATCTGAGTTTTCTCAGAGTCACCAGTCTTAGCCAATTCATTAGTCATGAATGGACGTAAGTAAGCCATAGCTGCGTACTCAGGATCGAGAATCAACATATCACGTGAGCGCATGAATCTATTCGGAATGATCGACAACTGGCCAAAATCCGACTGATAAATGTCAGCTGCCGAAATGATAACGCCAGCTTCAGGCTTGTTGATCTGATAGCGATTTACAGCGATACCAGGGAAGGTAGAAACCTTCTGCTTACCTGCTGAACCAACGAATACAGCCTTAGGAGTACCACCCGCATCAAAGATTGAAGCGATAACAGTTTTCATCAATGCTTCAGTTGCAGTACGCTGTGTACCATCAGTACGAGTAGATGTACCTGAAGTTGCTGGAGCAGAACCACCACTGCCTTGTGAGCTGTTGGTCTTGATCCATGACAACAACGAACCCATTGTGCGGGCTACGGTTGATGTACCTGCTGACTTACCTTGATTAGCAGTGATGATTGTCTCTAAGTCACGCTTCAACTCAGCAGAAGCCTTAGCTAACTGATAAGCCTTTTCTGACTTACGACCTGCTTTTGCCACTTTATCCAAAGTACCAGAAACTTGAACAGTCTTCTGGATGATCTGTGTGTAGTTACCTACACGAGTTGTTGGAGATAAAGTTGCGCTTGTAGCGTCTGCACCCTCAACTGCTGCTTGAGTTGTAGCGGCAGCGAGCGAATCCGTTTGCCATTCATGGTAAACAGCAGTTGCGCTAGTCTTACCGATAGACGACATAATTGGTGTATCTGTTGGGCTGATGTTATAGATAACGTCAGATAAATCTTCACGCATACCGATAGCGGTAAATGTTTGATAAGTTGGCATGATAATTTCCTATAAAAAGCGTTCAAAAGCGGCTGCGGCATCAGCAATCCTTCCAGACTGTTTAGCTCTAGCCTTCAGTTTTTTCATATCCTCAGCTCCGCTATCTCTTGGTTGTGATACACCTGACTTCATTGTCTTAGGCGCATCATTCACCTTCTTAGCAATAGCTGGTTGCGATGCTTTCAATTTATCGTACTGCATAGCTTTATATAGCGTTAATACAGCACGTGAATCAAATACATTCGCTAGTTCATCATCCGAGAATCCAGCCTGTTTACCGTAGCTGCGTATCTCTTTACGGATCACTTCACCCTTAACAGGATCAGCGTATTCAGGTAACGCACTAACTAACTTCTCAGCTTCCTGTGCGACCGTTGCACGTAGTTGCTGCTGTCTGTCGTATTCCTGCTGTTGAGCGATCTGTTGTCTCTCAGCACGAACCTGCGCTAACTGCTTTTCCCTCTGAGACATCTCTGCAACCTTAACAGCGTATCCAATAGGATCAGTCTCTTTCAGGTATTCCAGATTCTCTGTTTCTTGAGGCTGCATCAAGGCTTGCTCGATATACTGCAACCTCTCCGCATAAGTATCACGGAGTTGCTTCGCTTCTTGAACTGCTTGGCGTTCGGCCTCAACCGCCTTACGTTCTTCCGCTACAGCTTGCGATTTCTTTGTATAATCAGTGCCAAGTTGATACGACTTAATGAGTTCATCTAAGGTTACCTCCCGTTCTTCGCCAGCGGCTTTGACACGGAATTTTTGAGGTTCTTCTGACTCATCAGCTTCTTCTTGTTCTACCTCAGATTCGTCCGATTCCTCGTATTCCTCTGATTCGGCATCGCTATCGTTGGATTCTGCTACCTGTTCCGGTTGTTCCTGTTCAGAGCCTTCATCAGATCCCATCAATCCCAAGATAGCGTTAGCTGCACCATTTACATCTAACTGTGCATTTCCTTCTGGAGTCATGCTTTCAGTATCGCTCATGTTTTCATTTCCATAATTATATAGGGAACCGCCCTATACGGACTACAAAATCTTCCATCTTTTTGCGTCAATGAGCTTCTGGTTAGTAAGCCCTTGAATATAACCTTCTATATCCTCTAGAACTCGGAGGCGTAAATACGCTTGTTCACGTAGTTCCATGTCGCTGTAATCTGTACTTCTAAACTTCTGTATCTCTAACTCTTTTAGCTCGTTCATTACCTCAATGAATCGCTCATCTTGAAGTATTCGAGCCGCCCAATCTGCTTTACTCATTGGACTAAACCACCTAATTCTTTAATCGCTTTCAGGACAATCTCAGCCTGTTTCTGACGCATCTGCTCGTCTGCCATATCCATCGTTAAGATTGCCTGTAACTGCTGAACAGCTAACTGTGCTTCTTTAATCTTGATGTCAGACTGTTGCTGCTGGTTTTTCATAGCCATCTCTAAACCCTTTTGGGTATATTGGGCTTCTAGTTCCTGCTGCTTTAATCTTAATCTCTCCGCTTCAATCTGCGACTTCGCTGCGGTCTTCTCTCGTTCAACGTCCGCAAGCATCTGAGCAACCTCTGCTTGTGCATCGGGTTTAGGAGGTTGAGGTTGTGCAAGAGCAGCATCTTGTTCAGGAGTAATCTCGTTAAGAAATGCGTTTGCATCTTTAAACCCTGCTGACTCGATAAACTTTGCTAACGTGGTACGATACTGTCCTACCGATACTAGCGGATTAGATGGGCCGAACTGCTGCAATATCTGTTCTTGTTTAGCCAGAATCATTTGCAACATTGCCAACTTCTGATCTCTGTCACCAGAGCCAAGACCTACGTTAATGCTAATGTCGTATTCATTCGCCCATGTTCTAGGATCGTACTGTACGTACTTGCCACGCATACGGACTAGCTTTGCCTTGTCCTGATACTTACCCAATAGATGCAAGATACCTCTGAACAGCGACTTAACGCCTGTATCAGCGAACACACGAGCAATCAACTCCAACTTACCAGAGTTAGACTTCATCATAGCCGCTACAGCAGTAGCTGTGACGTTAGACAATATGTCTGGATCAAGACCTGCGTTAGCGTCTGATACGCCTGTACGCTTTGCTGCAACACCGTCAAGGTACTCGAACATTGGGAACGCCTGACCTGTTACGCTAGGCACTTGCATTGGGATCAGAGCATTAGGATTCTTTACTCGGATGATGCCACCAGGCGTAGCGTTAAGCATATCGTCAAGATTAACCTGACCATCGACCACGCCAACACGAGCATTATTCGTTAGATACAAGTTATCCAAAGTCTGACGCATTAACGTGGACTTGATTAACTGAATGTCCATCGTTCTGTCAGCTAATGACTGACCAAAAAACTTGTGCGGGATTGGGATCGGACAAATCGAATGGAATGGAACTACGTCAGTTTCCTCATCTTCCAGAATCTCAGAGCCACAGTAAACAATCCTGCGTAACTCAGCAATACCGTCCTCGTCCTCATCAATACGTATATAGCACTCGTACACCTCAAGCACCTGCATCGAGAAGTCTAGGCTAGGCGATGAATCTGGCTGCTCGTCTTGATTGAATCGTGCAATACGCTCAGGACTGTAGGTTAAATCGTCATACGTTGGCAAACTGTCAACTACGTCTTTGCTGTAACCCATAGCGATAAGATCACTACGAGGCATTAAACGTCTGTGAGCTACGAACGGAGAGTCATCAATAGTCTTAGCTGACTTAGAGATCAAGAACTCCTCTGGTGGAACGTTCTCAATCTTTACCTGACCAGACTTCTTAACCTTCTTTACCGTTACAGAATAAGACGGAGCCATAATCGGCATACCCATCTCGTCAACTCCTGCCTCGACCATTTCCACCTTTTGACGCACGACTTCCATCGTCTCGTCAGATAGCAATAAGGCAAGTTCTTCTTCTGTTAGGTTCTTGTACTTTTCTTTGACTACATCTTCTTGCGAATCCCAATAAGACTTAACGATACCTGTCTTTTGCAGGAGTGCATCCTTAAACCAGTTATGCAGAATCAGCAGACCATCATTCTCACGATAGAACACCCAGTTACAGTATTCAGTAGCTTGCTTTGCTGTTTCCTCGTCATTAGGACTCTTAGGTTCAAAGTAAACTATGTCCTCTGTTGTCGTAAAGACACGTAGAAGCTGTGGCAATGCGCCATCAATAGCTTCAGCTACCTCGCCTGTTACGATCTGTGAGCGACCTTCAACCTCGTTACCGTAAGGTTCACGTAAGTAATACTGTAATGCTCTAGTGCGTTCGTCAGTAGTTTCAGAGTCGATAAAGCCGATTGCGTTCTCAATCTCGTTCTCTAAAATACCTTTTACTTGTCCTGAATCCATAGCTAAACCCTATGCGGATATTTTGCTTATTATACAACCCATTTAGTATTTATTGGTATATTTGATGACCATGAATCGTCTGATTCGTCAAGTGTTATCGCTAAATACCTGAAACTATCTGAAGCATGGGATGCCCAATCATGTAGCGGTTTCTCGTAGTACACGTTCTGCTTCTCGTTATATTCCCTACGATAGTTACGCAAAGCATTAACGCCCTGCTTAGTCTTATCCTTGTCAAACCAACAACGTGGTAGCAACCTACGCACTGCCTGTATGCCGTCAGCCACAGATAGTCTAGGAGCTACGGTAATCTCTAGTCCTGCTTCTTGGAGGACTTCCTTGCGACTCTTTCCTGTCCCCATCTCACGGACTTCAACGTCATGTGGAAGGTACTGGTCGAAACGCTCATATCTATTTTCTTTGAGCCAATTGACATACCAATCAAGCCCGACCCCGTGGTTTTCCACGAAATCAATGAGCCTGACTTCCTTGCCAACCAGTTGAGCCACCCACAAGCAAGTAGAGTCACCCATACCCAAATCCCAAGCCACATAAGACTTGCAAAGATCATCACGGTCAACAGTGGTGATACGACCCTTTGCCTCAAGATCGTTGATAATCTGCCCATAGTAAGCCCCTTCTACGGCACTATTAAAGTTGCACTCAAACTCTTGTTGGTACTTATCCTCGCCCATCTCGGCACGAGCATCATTCAATTCTTTCTCGCTAAGTACACCTGTCTGGCTTGCTTTGAACTCTAGTAAAGCCCAACCTTCTGTTTCCTCAGCTCGATCTCTGAAGTCTGCAAAGTGGTTACGACCCTTAGGCGTACCAATAAACAAGCACCAACCTAGTCTATCCGCTAGAGCTGGTCTGATGACCTCATTCCAGATTTTCGGGTTTTGATCCCCAATCTCGTCAAGCACCACCCCATCAAAATATTGCCCACGTAAAGAATCGGAGTTATCGCTACCGTAAAGGCTAATGCGCCTACCCCAAAAATCCACCCTAAGCTCTGATATGTTCGCAGTAGCACCCAGTGGACGAGTAAATTCAAGTAGATAATCCCAAGCAACACGCTTCGACTGAGCGTAAGTAGGAGCAATATAAGCAAATCGTGGATTAGGCTTGTCACATTGAATCGCAGCCTTTATGAGATGGTTAATAGCGGCTACAGACTTCCCAAATCTTCGATGGGCAACTACAACTGTAAATCTATGCTTGTCAATTGCATCGTGAATTTGTAGCTGTAGCTCTCTTGGTCGGTATGGGATCACTAAATCTGCCAATTTTTACCTTCCCAAATACGATAAATGGCTGAACTACTTACATTAAACTTCTTAGCCAAAGCAGTTCCAGTTCCTTTTTTGCCGCCTTTTGCCTCACGTATTTCTTTTGCTTTAGTTTCGTCTAACTTAGCCCATTTTGCGTTAGTTCCACGATTATTAGGCTGGAAGTGTCTGCCCATACGCATCATATCTGCTGAGTTTTCTTTATACGTACCAGGTTCTAAATGATATGGATTTACGCAAATAGGATTTCCGCACTTATGCAGCATTATTTTGCCTTCTGGAATTTCTCCACGATAAAGCCTATAAGCTGTTCTATGTGCTTTTTCGTTACCCTGACCTCTAGCTCCACGACCAATTAGCCCATACCCTTTCTCGTTAGTTGCACCCATCCATACCCAGCAACCCATAAAAGGAATACGCTCTACTTTTGCCTCAAATCTGTCGGCTAATGACTGTCTCATTTCTGCCACGTAATGTTATGTTGCACTGCACCGCCATCTGCACCAGTAAGTTCCTGCTTTATGCGCTCTGAGTAATTCTTAGGAAATCTAGCTGCCATACTTCTTGACCATAAGCCAGTATTGATTCTTGGCGTGTCTTTTGTCTCAATTAGATGGCTTTGAGCTAGTTCTTCCCAATATGCCTGACTATATGCGTGAGCATCCTCCAAGGCATGACAAAATTCCTCAATAGAGTCTCTCCACCTACATAATGTTCTATACGATATATTGAGTTGAGCTGACATTTGCTCGAATGACTTGCCTAGTTTTCCTAGTTCGATAACTTTTTGGCAATATGAAGGATCATACTCTGATGGTCTGCCTACTGGTCTTTTCTCTACTTCTTCCATTGCATTACCTTTCTGGTGTCATGCGTAATACTTATCGTACACATCTGGTCTATTTTCTTTTATCCAAGCTCTCGGTTCCTCGTGGCACTTTGCGTAGTCCATTCCTACTGTCTGCGATCCTGCGTGATGGACATAAGCAGTACTTACAAAATGACTGAACCCTGCTTTAGATAGATCATCGCACATAATGTTATCTGAATACCAATTAGTGCTAGGGAATCTTGCTGTCTCAAACGCCTGTTTATTTATGTAAGCGAAAATAGGCGCAATGAC